TGCCTTTTTATGTATTCACTAAACTGTCTATATACTTGCCTTTCAAGAGGGTGTCTGTTAAACACATTTCTCTCATTAAGTTCTGTCAACCTTTTATACCTTATTTCTGCTGATAGCATAGATACATTACATATTCTAGCTATATCCTCAGCAGATTTAATGCCTAAGCTATGTAGAACTGTAGCCGGCATAAGAATATCCCTTGCGAACACATTAGCTTGCTGTTCTTTTACATCTAATACATCATATTCGGTGTTTCTATGTAAAGTTTCGCCGTTAGCCAAATGTCCTAGTAAAATGTGTCCTATTTCATGTGCAAGTGTAAATCTAGCTCTATATATTGGCTTTTTGTCGTTGTAGTAGATGACTGGTTTGCAATCTATTAATCTACTAAAGCCATCTTCGTTAGGTGAGCTGTGCCTATTAATATAATCACTTTCAGAATACCGTATAAGATATATCCCATAATGATTAATTATCTTTGCTAAATTTACAGAAAACTCTCTAATGTCACACTCAATTAAAACTTTCCAAGCCAAATTTCTCGCTATTTTGTAATCGTAATATTCCATATATTTCTCCTTTATAATTAATTTTCAAATTAATTATAAAAAAGAGAAACACACATTACATTAGTGGACTATTTCCATTTTTGGAAATATATAACTATAAATCCGTAGGTGGTTTGTAATTTTCCAAATCCTTGCGAACTGCATCATCATCTGCTATTATTTTAAGTTCTGAGTTGCCTCTTGCGGCTACAGTTATAGTAGGTTCAGGTCCTATGATTTGTTCTATGAAGTCCTCAACGGCACTCCTCTGACTTTCATCAAGTTCCAAATAAGATTTTAATATCTTGTACTCTAAATCACTTAAATTAAACTTATTCTTCAGCTGATTAAGTAAGTTGTCTTGTGTCGTTATGTACATTTCGCCAATACCATTCACTAACCAATTTTCACTAATACTATACTTATTACAAATCAATTTAATGAAAGGTGGAGACGGGATAACTCTGCCAGTCTCATAACTTGCGTAAGATGTTCTTTTAATCCCTAATATATTAGCAAATTCTTCCTGCGTTAGATTTAAGTTCTTTCTAACGAGCTTTAATCGCTCATTCATCTTCTCACCTCCTTGTTTAATAAAAGTATAACATGTCATTTTGTTACTGTCAACACAAAAATCAAAAATATTTTTATAAAGATTACTTGACAGTAACAAAATAGTGTGTTAATATGTTATTGCAGTAACAAATAAATAACAAAAGCGAGGTGTTAATATGAATATGAATGAAAAATTTCTAACTGGGCTTAAAACATTGTCAACCGAACAGCAGACATTAGTTTTTGCATTTATAAAAGGTCTTGAGGCACAGAAGGAAATTGATAAGAGTGCTTAGGAGGTGGAACAGTGCTACTATTGCTGTTTTTAATATTTTTAGTTTTATATTTATTAAACAAAGCTATTTCATATTATTTGATTGCATTTGGTTTATTGCATTATCTTTTAGAGCATTACAACGACGATATAAATGCAGACAAGGCAAAGAAATATGCCATATCCGCATTTAAGAAAAGACACAATTTAAAATAGCTTGTCTATGGAGGTGGAAACATGAAGGAAGAAGTAAAGAAAATGTTAGAGCCTTTGCCAAGGCTATTATTTACCGTGCCAGAGGTGGCAGCAATTCTTGGTGTAAACGAAAATATGGTGCATGATTTAAGAAAAGCTGGACTTTTAAAGGCTATGAAGCTTGGTAGGTATAAAATCAGAAAAAGTACACTTGAAGCTTTCTTAGTACAGTATGATGGACAAGATATAGGCGAGATTTTAAGCGAAACAGCTGTGTAAGGAGGTTTACAAATGACAGTAATGGTATTAATTGCAGTTATATTTGTAGCTGCGAATTTATTAAAAAGGAGGTGATAACAATGGAATGGACGAAAGAGGCTGACGAAAAGCTCAGATTGCTAGATTATTATGGAGTATCGGTTTCCGATATGGCAAAAGTTTTAGGCATTACATATAATTCGGTATTTAAACGCTGTGAGCGATTAGGGCTTAAACCTAACACGCAGATACCCAACGGGGGCACTTTTAGTGAGGAAAGACTAGCTTTACAAGAAACTCGAGAGAATATATGTGTACTGTATATAGCACATATAAACGAGTGCGATACAGTAGCGTATGTCGCTAAAGCGTGTAATTTTAAGAGAAGTCAGGTGGAGCGATGTCTTGCAGAGTGTCACGCAGATGGAACTTACAGAAAAGTATTAAAAAGAATTAACAATTATCAGGCGAAGGTGGGACAGATATGAAAAATTTATTTGCAAAATTAAAGACTTGCTTATTTGGAACACAAGTAGTTGTGCTCAGCAAGGAAGAAGCTAATCGTATGAAAAGGAGATGTGTTAGGTGGGAGTAAAGAAAAAGTCCTCTGCTGCAACAGAGGACCCTATATAAACACGTTTGGAAATATTATAACAATTAAATTATAGAACAATAATTTGGTTTTGTCAATGAAAGGAGATTAAATATGGTAGATATAGTATTGAAACACTTATCACTTACAAATTTCAAAGGGATAAGGGATTTAAAAATTGATTTTACAGACGGCATAAATGAAATCAAAGGAGCTAATGCAACAGGTAAGACAAGTTTGTTTGATGCGTTTGTATGGCTACTTTTTGGAAAGGATAGTCAGGGTCGTAAAGATTTTGGAGTTAAAACACTTGATGCTGATGGTAAAGAGATACATCGTATTGAGCATAATGTAACCGCTATTATAAGTGTTAATGGTGTTGATAAAGTTTTTTCTCGCACATTGCGCGAAAAGTGGCAGACAGAAAAAGGAAAAACTGAGGAGGTTTACAAAGGCAATGAAACTATATATGAAATAGATAATGTTCCTCTTAAAATGAGTGAATATAACAGCCGTATAGCGGATTTGTTGGATGAAGAATTGTTTAAACTAGCAACAAACCCAACTGCTTTTGTTAGCTTAAAGACACAAGAACAACGCAAAATTCTTATGAATATGGCAGGACTTAAAGACGACTTAGCACTTGCTACAGAGTGTGGCAATAATGAAATTGTTTCTATATTAAACAGTGGAAAAAGCTTAGCAGACAGAGCTAAAGAGCTTTCAAAAACAAGAACTAAAATACGCAAAGAGCTTGACCTTATTCCAGCGAGAATTGATGAAGTAAGCCGTAGCATTGGAGAACACAGAAACATTGAAATAATAGACAAGGATATATCTATTATTAAGAATGATATTGAAAAAATATCTGCTGAACTAGAAAAAGCTAAAAGTTGTGGTAGTGCTAACAAAATTAGACTTGCTGAAATTGAATTAGAGCAGGCTGAAGCAGAATATCGTTCTAAACAGAGTAAGGTAAATGCTGAAAATAATAATATAAAATATAAGCGTAAATGCGAGTTGGATAGTATAAGAGATGAAATAAGTATCGCTGAAAAGACTGTCAGGGATATTAGTAGAGATATTTCTGATAGCAAGAGAGTTATTGAAAGAAAGCGTGCTGAATACACAGAAATTCGCAAAGATGAATATCCGGCATTTAACGATACAGCTTGTCCTTGTTGCGGCAGACCTTGGGAAAGCGAAACACTTGCTGAAAAGCGTGCAGAATACGAAGAAAAACGCAAAGAACATAATATAAATAGAGCAGAGCTGCTTTCAAAGATAAATGCTGATGGTGCTAAGTATGCACAAATTGTTAAAGATTATGAAACCAAAATTCTTGAGAAACAAGAGAAGGTTAAAAAATTAAAAGCTGAATTAAAAGCATTGGAAGATAAGCCTTTAGAGTTGATTAAGTTAGAAGAATTTGATGCTGAACCATACATTGCTAAAATCAACGAGCAAAAAGCTAATGCTAAAGTATTAGATACAACAGAACTTGATAATTTGAAAACAAAATTGGAAGAATTTGAGCGTGAAAAGTTAGAAGTTATTGCTATAGACAAACAAAAACAACGTATCATCGAACTTGAAAATGATGCAAAAGTTAAAGCACAAGCAATAGCAGACATTCAGAAAGAAGAAAATGTTATTGAAGATTTCACTAAATTCAAAATTAATGAGTTGGACAAGGCTATAAACAATAAATTTGAGTTTGTTAAATTTAAACTTTATGATTATCAGATTAATGGTGGCTTTGTAGAATGTTGTGAGCCTACTATAAACGGTGTACCTTATAACAACTTAAATAGTGCAGCTAAGATTAATGCAGGACTTGATATTATAAAAGCATTGCAGAAGTTTTATGAAGCAAGAGTACCTGTGTTTGTAGACGGTAAGGAAAGTGTAAATAAGGTATTTGAAACTGGTAGTCAGTTAATATGCCTTACAGTAAGTGAAGATACAAAATTAACTATTAACAAGGAGGTTGCTTAATATGGCAAATACAAATGTAGTAACAAAAGAAAAAAATTTTGTTGTACCAGATATGGGTGGGATATATAGTTCAAGCGAATTATTCAATGGGGCGTTAACCCTTGCCAAAAGCTTTGCTCAAAGTCCATTAGTGCCTAAAGAGTTTCAAAACAATAATGGTAGTTGTCTTATAGCACTTGATATGGCATCACGCTGTAAAATGTCACCCCTTATGGTTATGCAAAACATATATATTGTATACGGAAAACCAAGTTGGAGTAGTAAATTTATTATAGCTCTAATCAATCAAAGTAAGAGATATGCGACACCTTTGCAGTTTGAATTTAATGATGATAAAACATCTTGCTTTGCTTGGGTTAATGATTATGACGGAAATAAAATAACTGGTCCTGAAATAAGTATTGAAATGGCTAAAAAGGAAGGTTGGTATGGAAAGAACGGTAGTAAATGGCAAACAATGCCGGAATTAATGCTTAGATATAGGGCTGCTTCTTTCTTTGGAAATACAAATTGTTCAGACTTACTTATGGGCTTACCATCAGCTGATGAAACTATGGATATTATAGATGATTTCGAAGTTGTACAAGAAGAAATAAAAGAGAATGGTAATAAAGCTGGAGAAATTGGGTTTGATACAACAGATGAAATAGTTACATCCGAACCTGAACCAGTGCCTGATGATAGCTTGGATGATTTCGCAGAACAGCCAGCATTTTAATAGTTATGATTAAGTTAATAGTATTGGCAAGTGGCAGTAGTGGTAACTGTTATCTACTCCAAACAGATAGCTCTTGTCTTATTATTGAGGCAGGGGTAAGTCTGTTGGAGGTAAATAAAGCACTTGATTTTAATATTAGTAAGGTTTGTGGATGTATTGTTACGCACGAACATAAGGACCACAGTAAATACATAAAAGAGTATCTTACATATGGTATTAAATGTTATATGTCATACGGTACAGCAAAGAAATTAGGAATAACCAATAATGTATTTGTAAATATTGTAAAACAATTTGAAACAGTTATTGTGGACGAGTGGAAGTTATTGCCGTTTGATGCAAAACACGATTGTGAAGAACCGCTAGGCTATTTAATTAACCACAAAGAGTGTGGCAATATATTATTTGCAACAGATACATATTACATTCCTAACACTTTTAGTAAACTAAGCCATATTTTAATTGAGTGCAATTATTCAAAAAATATACTTGATAATAATAATGTAAATGAAACTTTAAAAAAGAGACTATATAGCTCTCATATGAGTCTTGAAACTTGTATTGATACCCTCAAAGCAAATGACCTTTCTTTTGTACAGAATATTGTTTTGTTGCATTTAAGCAACAACAATAGCGACGCTAATAATTTTAAAAACAGCGTTGAAGGTGCGACAGGGATACCAACAATAGTAGCTGATAAGGGGGTTACAGTAGTGTTAGAAAGGAATAATTTATGAACAAAGTTATTTTACTAGGTCGAATGGCTCGTGACCCAGAAGTTCGTTTCACTCAAGGTAATGAGCCAACGGCAGTTTGCAGGTTTTCTGTAGCTGTCGAAAGACCATACTCGTCTAAACGCAAAGAAGGTGATGCAACAGCTGATTTTATCAACTGTGTATGCTTTGGTAAGCGTGGCGAAAATATAGGACAGTATTTCCATAAAGGAAATAGAATTGCTATCACTGGTAGATTACAGGTTAGCAATTGGCAGGATAATAACGGTCAGAAGAGATATTCTACTGATGTTATCGTTGAGGATTTTGAATTCTGTGAAAACAAGGGTTCAAATAGTGGTAGCGTAAATAATGCTGCTATGAATAGTGCTCCAGCACCTACTTCAAGTCCTGCACAAAGTAACAATAATAGTGATTTTTTCCCTATCGTAGATGACGATGAGGAATTACCATTTTAAAATGATAAAGTGCAAGGCAGGTGTGCTACTTGCCTTGTATAGGAGGTGTTTATTTGTCAAATATAGGAGGTGGCTGGTTAAAACTATACAGGGATTTGATTGACAAGCCTCTGTGGTTAAATAGTACGCTAGAACAAAGAGTTATTTTAGTTACAATTTTATGTATGGCTAACTTTGCACCTAAGAAATGGGAGCATAACGGAGAAATATTTGACTTACAATCTGGGCAATTTATTACTTCACTTCCTTCACTCGTTAGCAAATGTAACTCAAAAGAGATAACAACACAGAAAGTTAGAACAGCCTTAAAAAGATTTGAAAAGTTAGGTTTTTTAACAGACAAATCAACAAATAAATACAGGCTCATAACTATAGTAAATTGGGCTATGTATCAAGATTTTGATAATGAAGATAACAAGCAAAATAACAGCCAACTAACAGGCAATCAACAGGCAGATAACAGCCAACTAACAGCTAAAGAAGAATGTAATAATAACAATAATGTTAATAATGCTAATAATATACAGTCTTATCCGTCTTATCAGTCTAATAATATATATAATACTCCGACACCGACTCCATTTCCAACACAGACTGACAGACAAGACTATATTGATTTTACATTGTTCGAAAACAGAATTCGTAAAATTGTATGCTACGATGATTTCGGTGAAGATGATAAGGCTGTAATTGACGATTTAATCAACTTGATGATTGATTTGCTTGCTACAAATGACACGCTTGTTGCAATAGGTAACAGACGATACCCTAAGCAATATGTGTATAGCAAACTTCTGACATTAAACGATGACAGTATAAAATATTTAATAAAAAAACAAGCTAGGCTTGGCATAGACGAAGATGTTAAAAATCCAAAGCGATACATGCAAGGGATTATATTTAACACAGCATTAAACTACAAGACTGAAATACAAAAGAGTTTTAATGATAGCTACTATCGTGGAAAGGAATGGTTAGGGTGAAACTAAAGTGCGACATCTGTGGCAAAGAGTACAAAGCATATGGCTGTTACAGAAGTAAAGAAAGACATCTGTGTGATACCTGTATGGCTAGACGAAACAAATTTATTAAACGATTAAAGATTAATATTAAATACGACAAGGAGGATAGAGATGGTTCAGTTTTTCGTCCCAGGGAAGCCGATTGGTAAACAAAGACCTAAATTTAACAATAAAACAAAAAATACATATACACCTAAAGAAACACGAGATTATGAAGCTCTTGTAAAACAATGCTATATGCAAAAGTATAGGGATAAAGAGCCTATACCGGCTAAAACGCCTGTTGAAGTAGAAATATATGCCCGCTTTAAAATTCCGAAAAATATGCCGAAAAAACAAAAGGAATTGATTGAAAATAATGAGCTATTTCCAACTGTAAAACCTGATTCCGATAACATAAGCAAGATAATACTAGATGCCCTGAATGGGGTGGCATATTACGATGATAACCAAGTTACTGATTTGACTATATATAAGCTGTATGCAACAACAAATGAAAAGGTTGGAGTAGTTGTTAATATTAGAGAAAAGAGGTTAGTAGAATGAAATTAAGTGAGTTAAGCGATGAAACATTGCTTTATATAGAAATTTTCAATGATTTAAAAAATATAATTCCGGAGGTAAAAGTAGTCACTAAAAAAGAATATGTCAGCAATCAAGACTTGTTTCGCAAAGGGTATTGGTATGAAATCTTCATTGCTATCATTTCTCCAGTTTCTTTTTTCCTAGAAGATTTTTTAGAACAAGCAGAAAACGAAAACGGATTAGGTGATGGTTGGGGAAATAAAGTTATCGATGAATTAAGAAATACAATAGACATTGATGAATTTGAATATAAGATAAATGAAGTGTTGATGAGACACCCTAATTATATTGCTGGAGAAAGCGTTGAAAACGATGTTTGGAGGGAAAAGACAAATGAAGAAAGCTAAGCTAGAAGAATATCTAGGTAAGCAGGTAAAAATAACACTTTTCAATAAAGATATAATAACTGGAGTGCTACATAAAACTGGAGAAGAACAGTTTAAGAGGGACCCCAATTTATATATACCACGCAATTGTTATTTTTGTATAAATAGTAATAGCGAGGTAGATAAGTGTATATTTAAAGTTTCACACATAAGGAAATTGGAGGAATTAGATGAAGAATGAAAAAAGGTAGGCTAGTTATTAATATTGCTGTCGATTTTGAATATCCATCGCAAAGGCTGGGAGTGTAAGGAGGAATAGTTTTGGAAAATAACAATATAGACCATCCAGCACATTATTGTAATGGTGGTATGGAGTGCATAGATGAGATGCTAACGGTGTTTGGCAGAGAAGCTGTAAAACACTTCTGTTTACTTAATGTTTGGAAATACAGAAAAAGAGCTTTATACAAAAATGGCGAAGAGGACATGAAAAAAGCTGATTGGTATATGAAGAAGTTGGTTGAGTTGGAATGCGGCAAAACTAGCATTGAGGAGTGAGAATATGTGGTATGTAGGTGACAATGATAATGAATACGGGTTAAAGTATGGTGATGAGGTAAAAATAACACCTCTCGAAGAAAACAATACAGAGCTTGATTGCTTTCTGTTTGAATTAAATAACCTACGAACTGGAAAACGTGTAGAAATATTGGAAAGCATAGAAGATATGCTAAACAACTACACGACAAGTGAGTACAGCGTGAACGAAACGGATATACCCGAAAAACCTTTTAAATTTGATGAAGGGATATTTATGTGTTCAAACTGTGGTTATATTGTCTGCAATGACGATACTAGGTGTGATAATTGTATGCAAGTTTTGGATTGGGAGGAATGAGAATGTTAGTACCAAAAGTGCCGGCAAAGGAATTTGTGAAGTACGGATTTAAGAAATGTAAAGGAACTAAAGACTGTGAGTGCTACTATCTATGTGTTGCAAGAGGCTCTAAGTTTATTTTTGTTTCCGATGTTTTGTTGGACGTAGTAGACTGGAAAGATGATGACCCACGAATACATAAACGACCTAATTGTAGATATAAGGATATGCGTGTAGCCCTTGATATAATATATGAATTAATTAAGGCTGATATGTTAAAAAGTGAGTGGGAAAAGTGAGGTAATGAAAATGAAAGTTGATTGCGGATATACTGAAAACTATTTAAAAGAAAAAAATAGAATGACTAAGAATTGCGGAATAAACTGTGAAGATTGTCCGATTAGTAGTGACAATAACAAGCCCTGTTTGCACTGTGAAGAGTTTGAGAATACATACCCCGATAAAGCAATAGAAATTGTGCAGAAATGGAGTGACGAACATCAGCTGGAAACTAGGTTAGAACATTTTCTAAAAATGTTTCCAAACGCTCGAGTAGATAATGGACGACCTTCTGTATGTGTCAGGTATCTCAATGAAAACATTGAATGCAGCTTGCCTAAAATGCATTGTAAAGCTTGTTGGGACAAGCCTTATATAGAAGGAGAATTTTAGATTGAACCTACACGATGAAATTTAAGCAAGAAAAAAGCCCTCCAGCAAGCCGAAGAGCAATTCAGATAAGTACAAAAATATTATAAGTGGGTTGCTTAGGTTTGTCAAGGAGCGCTAAAATGGATAATGAAGCTAAAGTTTATTTACAAAAAGTAGAAAAAATGGATTTGTGTATAGACCAAAAATTACTCCAGTTAGAGGATTTAAAATCTATTAGGTTTAATGTACAAGCAATAGACTATGAAAAAGAAAGAGTTATGTGTAGTGTAGCTAATAATCGTTTTAAAAAATCTGATAGATATATTGATTTAGATAATGAGATAAACAAAGAAATAGATGATTTTTGTGATTTAAAGCAAGTTATCATAAATCAGATACAACAGCTAGATAACACAACATACATTGATATATTACATAAGAAATATATTGAGTATAAGAAATATCCTAATTTTGAAACAATAGCAGTTGAATACAAAAAAAGCTATAGACACATTACTAGGCTACACGAAAAAGCTCTTGAAGCTTTTAGAAAAAAATTTTTAAAAATGTCCTAAAATGTCCTTGTAATGTCCTATTATACTGTAGTATAATGCTAGTATGAAAATTTAAACATTGTATTATGTAAAGGGAACAGTCTATAAATGTGTTCTCTTTTTTGTTTTTAGAAAGATAGTAGGTGGTGGTTAAGTTGTGGCAAAAGGTAAATATGCGAAGTGGTTAGAGCCAGAAGGGCTATTGCTTCTTGAAAGCTGGGCGAGAGATGGTTTAACAGATGAACAAATTGCTCACAATATGGGAATATCAAGAAAAACTCTTGCAGAATGGAAGAAGAAGTATGGTGACATAAGTGACACCCTAAAAAAGGGAAAAGATGTAGTAGATATTCAGGTTGAAAATGCTTTGTTAAAAAGGGCTTTAGGTTATGTAAGCAAAGAACAGAAAGTGACAAAAGACGGGGAAATAATAGAACTTGAAAAGGAGATACCCCCCGACACAACCGCACAGATATTTTGGCTTAAAAACAGGAAACCTGATAAATGGAGAGATAAGGTTGAAAATGTCAATGCTAATGACGATGACAAGGTTATAAATATTAATATATGCAGTACAAAAGGCAAGACTATTTAAGCCTTGCCTTTTATTACTGAATTATCTACAAAGTTCATCAAGCGTAACGCCTAAGGCATCAGCTAGCTTAATAGCCGTATGAACTTTGCAATTATCATTTTTTTCTATTTCCTGTATTGTACGGCGTGGTACTCCTGATAATTCAACTAATTGTGGTACGGAAAGACCTCTTTCGAGGCGAATTTGTTTTAATTTCATTTTTTCTGTATCCTTTCACAAATAAAGTAAGTAGTTATTGATATTATAATACAACACCATTTTATAATATCTAGTGTTGAGGGTGAGGAAAATTCACCATTTAAGCCATCAATAATACATAAAACGAATAAAATTACCAATATAGGTTTGCAAATTTTCATCTTTTATTTTGCAAATGAATGTGCTATAATTAGAATATAGGTGGGGCTTTCGCCCCAATCCTATCTTTTTCTTTTAGACTTCTTAGATTTTTTCTTATTCTTGTTGTTTTTGATTGTGTAGTAGGTGTTTACAATCATATAAACGCTTGATACAAGAGCAAGAATAATTTCTGAGAGGTCTTTTATTGTATCTATATTCATTTGCTTACCTCCTTTCTATGGTTTAATTATAGCACAATTAATAGTGCTTGTCAATAGTTTCTTATAAAAAATATAACTTTTTGAGGTGAAAATATGGATATAAATGTTACTATAAATGATACATATATAGATTGGCTAGATAAAAAGCAAGCAACACAAATATTTTTTGGAGGCTCTTCATCTGGGAAGAGCTTTTTTCTTTGCCAAAAAATCGTTATTGATTGTTTAAAGGGTGTAAATTGGTTGTGCTGTAGAAATGTAGCAAAGACCATAAGAAACAGTACATATAACCAAATTGTCAAAACTATATCGGAAATGGGGCTTAACAGCCTATTTAAAATCAACAAATCTGATATGGTTATTACTTGCCTTAACAACGGTTGTCAGATACTTTTTAACGGTCTTGACGATGTAGAAAAGGTCAAGTCTATTACACCTGCTAAAGGCGTACTTGAAAGAATATTCATTGAAGAAGCAACAGAAATAAAAGAAGATGCCTATATGCAGTTGACAAAGAGATTAAGAGGTATATCTAGCAACGACAAATACATTGTAATGGCTTTTAATCCTATATTAAAAAGTCATTGGATATATAAGAAGTTCTTCGGTGGTTGGGAAGATAATAAGAACAGCTATGAAGACGATAATGTTTGTATATTAAAGACTACATACAAAGACAATGATATGCTTACATTAGAGGATAAGGAACGATTAGAAAATGAAACGGACCCATATTATTACAATGTATATAGCTTAGGTAACTGGGGTGTATTAGGTAATGTAATATTCAAAAACTGGGAATGTGTTGACTTGTCAGATATGATACAGCATTTTGATAATATTTATATGGGTTGTGACTTTGGATATGCCTCTGACCCAAACGCACTAATTAAAATAAACTATGACAAGGCTAGAAAAATTATATATGTGTTTGACGAGTGGTATCAGGCAGGTATGAATGATGATGAGCTTGTAAAAGTGGCAAAGGAATTTGTAAACGGTGGTTATATAATGTGTGATAGTGCAGAACCTAAAACTATAAATTATATGAATACTTGCGGAATTAAGGCGATGTCTGTTGTAAAAGGTGCAGATAGCATTAACAGAGGTATAAGGTGGCTACAGGGTCACAAAATTGTCATCCATAGCAAATGCCAAAACTTCAAAAATGAAATAGAACAGTACCATTGGCAAGAGGATAAATACGGTAATGCAATGGCTAAACCAGTGGATAAAGATAATCATTTATTGGACGCTCTCAGATACGCTACAGAGAAACTACAAATATTTGGTGATAAGCAAGAATTGAGGAGATTTTAATGTGTGGTCACAGGTTGTTTGTGATTAATGATGTAAGAGTTTGCGTGAGATGTGGACTTACTGTTACAGCACAAGGTCATTTTATTGGCTTTGATAAAAACTTAGTCGCAAAGTTTAATAAAAAGAGGTGTAAAAATGAGAACTAAACTGGAGCTATATCCTGATTTTACGGCAGAGATAGAATATATTAATAAAAAAGGAGTCGATACTTACATTATCTCTAAGATAATTGAAAAGCATTTGCCAAACAGTATTTATAATAAGAAATTGTATGATAGGTACACTTGCGTTAAAGAAGGTGTACCTATTTTTGGTAGACACCCACGCTTTGAAGATACGGACGCAATAAATAACAGGATAAACAATGACTTCTTTTCAGAAATAGTTGACTTTAAAACTGGTTATTTCGCAGGTGTACCTATTGCATATAGCTATAGTAATACACAAGATGCAAAAGATGAGATTGGTGAGAGTTTAAGAGATGAAGCTCATAAGGCTATAAGTGATTTTATTACACGAAATAATATGTACGATGTTGATATGGAAACAACAAAATATGCAAGCATTTGTGGGTATTCTGGAAGATTACTATATTTAGACAATGGCATTGAAAGAGTTATGCCGATTGCTCCTTATGAAGCGGCGATATTATCCAATACGGATATATCTGAGCCTAAATATGCAGTTAGATACTACACTACAACGGCTATAGATGGTACAGTATATTATAAAGTTGCTTTTTACGGTCCTGACAGCATAAAACACTATGAAGGTACAAGTTGTTATGGCCTTACTGAGCTTGTCGACAAAGAAGAACGCAATATGTATGATACGTGTACCTTACAAGGAATTGCAAATAATAAAGAACTTGTTGGTGATGCAGAAAAGGTCCTTGAGCTGATTGATACTTATGACAGAAATATAAGTGACGCGTCTAATGACCTTGAGTCTTTCAGTAATGCGTATATGGTTATTGAAAATCTGATGTTAGATGATAATGACATAGAAAGGGCTCAAGCGAACGGAATTTTACAGGTCAACACGGGAGCTTATAACGGTAAAGTATATTTCCTTACGAAAGATATGAGTGATACATATATGTCAAATCAATTGGCGAGGATTGAGAAGAATATCTATCGCTTTTCAAAGACACCTAATTTAAGCGATGAGGCTTTTGGTACTGCATCAGGAGTGGCACTAAAGTTTAAACTTACAGGATTAGAAGCTAAATGCGGCATGTTCCAAGCTAAGATGGTTAGTGCAGGTGTGTATATGTTTAAAGCACTTGCTAACAGTTTAGCTAAAAAGACTATTAAAATCGAGCCACTACAAGTCATTATGGACTTTTCTCGAAATTTCCCTCTCGATTTATTAAGTGAGGCACAAGCAGTAGGACAGTTAATCAGCACAGGTGTGGTATCAAAGAGAACAGCAATCAGCCAGTTGAGTTTTGTTGATGACCCTGACTATGAACTTGATTTAATAGAAGAAGAAAAGAATGATATACCTAGCTTAATCGATAAAGTCAAAGAAGATGATGAAGAAAATAACGCGGGAGCTGAAGAATAGTGCCTGATTTAGAATATTTACTTGCACAAGCAAGGAGAATACAAGAACATAGAGAAGCCAACGCTGAGGTAGGAATAAGAAAAGCTTTTAAAGGACTTCTTAAAAATTTACAAGGTTTTTTAGGAGTAGAATATGCAAACAATGCTGAAAACGGAGAATTAAGCTATGCAACTTTACAAAAAAAAGCAAGATACGCAAGATTTTTGAGTGAAGTTGAAGATAAAGTAATTAAAGGGACAGCAGAGCATAATAAAATCATAAAAGACACTGTAAATAACACTTATAAAGCTGCTTTTAATGGTATGATAGATGCTGTTAAGAAAACAGATGGTAAATCGAAAGAATTAAAAAAAGTTTTTGAAAGTGTAAAATATGTACGTCCTGAAACTTTAAAAGATGCTGTAAACAATCCTGTAAGCGGGCTGACATTAAATGATAATCTTGAAAAAAATAGAGCCGAGATTGTATATAACATTAAACAAACGATAGGTATAGGGCTACAAAACGGTGACAGATATGAAACTATGGCAAAAAGAGTAGCAGAAAGCCTTGACAATGATTACAACAAAGCGATAAGAATTGTCAGGACAGAAACACATAGGGTGCAACAATCAGGTAAATTAGAAAGTATAATTGAACTTGATAAAAAGTTACAACAAGGCAATTCTGGTATGAGGTATTTCAAAATATGGAAAACTGCAAAAGATGAGAGAGTAAGGCGTCCAAAAGGAAAGAACAAAGCTAATCACCAAAAAATGGAAGGTGTCGAAATTCTCTGCGATGAATATTTTGATTTAGGCCATGGGATAAAAACAATGGCTCCGGGACAAAGTGGCAATGCTGCCGATGATATTAACTGCAGATGTAGATTAAGTTTTAGACTAAAAAAAGTTGAAGATACACATAATGAAGTTAATAAAATGTCAAGTTTAAGCGAAGATTGGAGTAAGACCACTCCTGTTGTACATAGTAAAGAAGAAAATCAAGCGTTAATGGAATATGCTTCTAATAAAAATATAAATCTTTACAATATAAAGAAATTTGACGGTGATAGCGAATTACTAAAAGAGCAAATCGATGTTTTGAGTAGCACTTTAAAAGAATTTAAAATTACTGATAAAACAACAGTGACTTTTGCAGATTTAGGCGATGATGATTTTGCACAGACTGTTAATAACACTATAACATTTAATAATAAGGTTTTGAGAAACAAAGAAATTACAAACAAAGTATTGAATGGTGATAATTATTTGGCATCTACTGATATAAGTGGTATTGCAATTCATGAAGCCGGTCATATTATTTCAAGAAAATATGGTGAAAAAGGTATTGAAATTGCTAAGAAGGCATATTATAATGTATATAAGGAAGAAATAAGCGACGAAGGGATTATCGGATATTTGCGAAATAATATTTCAGAATATAGTATATATAAACCTATGGGAATAAAAAAATTTAAAGAAATTACTTCTGAAGTTTTGGCTAGTAATTATACTAATCCAACAAGATTTACAACTGAATTTATTGAATTATTAAAGGAGTTGGCTGTATGAGAATATTAGAACATTACTGGATGAGTAATGAAGATTGGTGGTATTTAGATAAAAATCTTGATATGAGAATCAAACCTGATGCACCACCGGAAGCACAAGAAAGTTATAAACGATATTTAGAACAAATGAAGAAAGATATATCATAAAAAGGCACTTTTGAAGTTTATTCAAGGGTGCTTTTTTGATGTCTAGTAATTAAATATGAATATATCAAAGGGAATGGGTGTAACAGCCTATTCCTTTTTTCATTGTCCTGAGCAAGACATAAAAAGGTTTATTACTTCTATATGGAGTATTTTTACAGTTTCTACAAGGAACAAATTTATTTCTAAAAGGAATGGAGGATTAAAAATGAAATTTAAAAAAATGATGCCAATGTTTGATGCAGACGGTGGCGGATTAGGTGAACAAGTTATTGAGGGCCAAGAAAAAAATGTAGAGAAAGACGATGATTTAAGCGATAGTCAAGATGATGATATTGAGCGTCTAGTGCAAGCAAAAGTCGACAAAGCTATGGCTGATGAACGTAAGAAAAATGCGAAACTTTCAAAAGAACTTGAAAAGATGAAGCGTGAGAAGTTGACTGCTGACGAGCTTAAAAAGTATGACGATGAAAAGCGAGAAAGCGAACTCGCAGAACGTGAGCACAGTGTAATGATTGCTGAAAATAAATTATACGCAATAGAACAGCTCAAAGAAATCGGATTAGACGATGGTTCTAAGGAATCTATGGGGCTTATCGATTTGATTTTAAGCGAAGATAGAGAAAAGATTAAATCAAATATAAAAGCCCTTGATACTATTATTAAAGCTAAAGTTAAATCAGAAGTTGAAAAGGTTTTTAAGGATAATTCGAGAGTACCTGAAAAGTCAGGTAGCAACGGTTATACTACTAATCCTTACGCGAAAGAAACATTTAACTTAACGGAGCAGATGAAGTTAGAGGTTGAAAATCCAGAGCTTGCATCTAAATTACAGTCTTTAGTGAAAAGATAGGAGGAAATAAAAAATGGCAGAAACGATGTATAAAAATATGCAGGTAGTACCTGAAAAGTTTAGTCAGTATACTATTGAGCGAACAACAGAGTTAAATACGCTTGTTAATAACGGTATAGCTGCTTCAGATGGTATTGTAGCTGAACTGATTAACGGTACGCCTAACGGTGGTAGGTTTATTACTGTACCGTTCTATAATCCATTAGATGGCGACGATGATGTATTTAGTGAAAATGACGTATCTGTAAGTGATGTGGCAACAAGTGCTTATACAGCAACACTTCTTATGCGTCAGAAGGCTTGGGGAACTACTGACCTTGCACAGGTTTTAGGTGGTTCTGACCCTATGTCTGCGGTAGGTAACTTGGTTGCAGACTGGTGGTTAACAAAAGAGCAGAATATCTATTTAAGTATATTGAAAGGTATTTTAGACCCGACCGATGGGGCGTTAAAGGCACATATCAATGATGTTACAAGTGACACTATAAAGACAATCACAACAGGAAATACACTTGATACAAAGCAGCTTTTAGGTGACCATTACAAAAATTTAGGTATGGTGTTTATGCACAGTGCAACATATACATATTTACAGAAGAACACCATGATTACAAGAACACCTGTGTTTGACCCTAATGGAAATCAGGTAGAACTTGAGAGCTTCTTAGGTTACAAGATTATTATTGATGACTCAATGCCTTGTGTTATGTATGAGTCTGCTACAAGTAGTGAAAGTGAAGCTATTGCAGTAACGACAGAAAATATTGCAGAAATCAATAAGCATTACAGCGGTGATGCGTTAGTTGCAGGAAAGTCTTATGTAAAGAAAAAGACAAACGCAGTTTATGATACATATTTCTTAGGAAATAACGCTTTTATAAGACAGGACGGTAGCCCACAGGGATTTGTAGGCACTGAAACAGACAGAGATAAATTAGGTGCAAAAGATTACTTAATTAACAGAAGATGTATGGTTATTCATCCAAGAGGCTTTAGTTGGAATGTAAACGCAAAATATCCATCAGGTATATATTATCCTAATAATACTATGCTTGCTACGCCTTCAAACTGGAACTTGGTTATCAACCATAAAAAAGTACCTATTGCATGCTTAAAGCATACAATCGAATAGCGGTGAGATTATGAGCTGTACATTTTGGCTTAAGAGAAAACGAAGAAAATATAAGAGCGTAATAAGCGTTGCTGAGGATAGAAAAGTATCTGAGAATGTTGGCAAAAAGCGAAAAGTAGGTGCTAAAAATGTTAACAGAAGAAACGATTAAATTAATAGGATTACCTATGGATTCAGTAGACTCTATTACAATTTTAAGGGTTGAAAGTTGCTTGGAGTGGCTTTTAGACAATACAACTTTGGAATTTGACAAAGAAGATGTTAAAAGTTTAGAAGAATTGCCTGCTTGTGTAAAACTATTTATTTGTCGCTACAACGAGTTGTATAGTAAACAACTCGGCGTTACTAGCGAAAGTATCGCGGGTATGAGTCAAAGTTTCGACACAACAGCACAATATACTCTGCTTTGGCAACTTGCTTACGAATTGTTAGGCAAATATTTAAAAACAAGTGTTATTGTCACGCCTGCAAAAAGGAAGTGGATATAATAGGTGTTAAAGTAAAAGTTAGGTATAGTAAAATACCTAAGATGAAACAATGTATGAAAACTTTAAATGGAACTAGTGTTTCTGTAGGAGTTATGGGCGAACAAGCTTGGCTTGCAAAAATACATGAGTATGGTTGTAAGATAAAAGTAACTGATAAAATGAGAGCATTTTTACATAAAAAAGGATTGCACTTAAAAGCAAGCACTGAGTTTATAACAATACCTGAAAGAGCTTTTTTGCGAAAAGGTTTTAAGGCAAATGAAAAAGAAGTTTTAGAGGTAGCTAAGGCGGTCTTGTGTGATGTTGTAAGCGGAAATCTTTCTGTAGATGATTACGCCGAAATGGTTGGACAGGAACTTTCCGATAGAATTGCCGATTATGCAACAGATTTATCAAGCCCTGCAAATCATCCGTTTACTATAAAAAATAAAGGTAGTAGCAATCCGTTAGTTGATACAGGCGATATGATAAATGCTATCGGGTACAAAGTCGAGAGGTAATTATATGCCAAAATTGTATAATTTTATGAGATTAATAAAAAAGTATAGCACCTCATTTACCTTTTTAATGCCAAAAGCAGGAAGTTACGTAGGTGGTAAGTTTATTGAAAGTGAGGCAGAGGAGATAGCTGCTATTGGAGCTATTATACCTATGCCAGAAAGCAAGATTTATGTTAGTGGAGGTACATATACAAGTAAAGATAAACAACTTTATATGTTACAGCCACTTACAAAGGCTTTGCAAGGAGCAAAAATAAAGTACAAAAATAATATATATAGCATAGAGCAAGAGACGGAATATACCGAATATTGCGACGTCGCTGTGTATAACTTAAAGTGGGTGAGTAGATTTGATTGATTATAGACAGAATGAAATAACAATTGTTGAAGGTTTACAGTCTGAATTAAGTACAGATTTACGCCCTTGTACCGTTGTTTTCGCTAACCAAACAGCTCCCGCACCTAATTATCCTTATGTTTCTTATAGTGTGCCAACACCATTAGAGAGTAACGAAAAAGGTTATTGCATAGCTAAAGATGGTACGAGATACAAAGAATTAACACAGATTTGGAGTTTTACAATTCATAGTGATGACGATGTAGAAGCACTTAATTTAGCAGTACAGGCTTACGAATATTTTAACGTTGTAGGTAAAGAGTATTTAAACGATAATAAAATTGTTGTCGCTAAAGTAGGCAATATAACAAATAGAGATAATTTATTATCAATTGAATATGAACATTGTAACGGGTTTGACGTTACATTTAATTTAATGTTTATAATAAATAGTGAAAAGTTATACAGTGATGGAGTCATTAAGACTGTTACCGTATAATTATAAAGGAGGATTGAAAAATGGCAAACAATATTAGTGATGTAAAAGTTAATATTGCAGTAGAAGATGTAATAAATCCTGCGGCATTTGGTGGGATTTGTTTATACTATGCGGGAGACGGAACGCCTTTGCCTTACGCAGAAGCATATAGCTATGATGAAGCTAAGCAGATTATAACAAGTAGTGACATGTTAGATACAACGGACGCTAAAGTGAATTTTGAAAATCAGTCAGTCGGCACTATTCCTAAAGCGACTTTAGATGCTATTAACAGCAATTACGCGTTTAAAGCAAAGGAATACACAGTTGAAAAAAACGCTAAGACAATTCGTGGAACAAGTTACAATCTAAGAGTTAAAGCGATTACTGACAATAACGGTATAGATATTACTTTAACAAATAGTCATACATATATTGGTGTTGCTTGCGTAGGTTCAACAGCGGGCAAAGAAGTTACTGTAATGCTTAAGGATAGTGACGGAAATATCTTAGATAGTCGCATTGTGACAGGTGATAAAGCAGAATATATTACTTTAGACTGTAGTGACGTTGCGTCTTTAAAGACAGTTACCCTTTGTAGTACAAGCAACGTAGGTGGAACATTGCACGTTTATGCGATAGAACAGTTGACAATGGGTAAGCCAGCACAGCTTATGTTAGAAGCCGTTGAAACAGTATTTATGCAAGAAGATGCACCTGAGAAGGTTGGTTTATTAGGTTGCGAAGTTGACGAAATTTGTTATTATATAAATAACGACTGGAGATACTTAATTGAAATCGGCACTTGTTCGTACTTAAATATTCTTGGTGCCGCAAAATATATAGAAATTTGTGGTGCAAAAAAGGTATTTGGAGCTATTGTTAGAGATAATAGCGTATCTGGACATAACGATGGAATAACATATAGTGATTATTTAAAATATGTATATAATATAGTCAAGGATTACGAGCGTACATTTATTTTTGTAGTACATGCTACAGATGCTAATGGTGTATATGCTTTAAATAACGTAGCAGCTGCATTGGTTGCAAAAACAAGTAGCAAGGCTGTAGGTTCTTATACTTACAAAAATCAGTCGTTAAAGGGTTTAAATGCAGATTTAGATATTACAAAATCAGCATTGACAGACTATCACGCACACGGTTGTAATGCGTATGTGCATAAAACTGGATATGATGTTACAAGTGAAGGTAAGCTCGTAAATGGTGAGTATATCGATATTTTAGATGCGAAAGATTGGATTGTTACACAGATTGAATACCGAACACAGCAAGCATTAATTACAAATGATAAGGTCCCATACACAAATACAGGAATTGATTATCTTGCTAGTATTTGCGTAGACGTTTTAAATGAAGCTTATAACAATGGTATGATTAACACTACTGATGACGGTTTACCTGATTACAGTGTAAATTATGCTCCACGTTCTGAAACAAAAGCAAGTGATAGAGAGCAGCGTCGTTATGTTGAAGGTAAGTTTAGTTTTAGTTTGGCAGGTGCTATTCACGAAGTAGAAGTGAACGGCACTATTTTAATTTAACAAGGAGGTGTGAATATGGCTTTAACACAGTATAATGCAAAAGATTGTACGATTGTTGTAAATAATGTGTTTATTACGGGCTTAGGTGAAGATATGGTAACAGGCGAAAAAGACGAGGAAATGTTTACAACGTCTGTAGGTGCACAGGGCGATATTGTAATGAACGAAACCAACAACAGTTTAGGTACAGTAACTTTAACAATTCAGGGTACAAGCCCACAAAAGGGTATGTTATTGGACCTTGCAAAAGCAGGCACTATATTCCCTATTTGGGTAACAAATAGTAGTATTGGTGAGCGTTTCGGGGGTTCAAAGGCGCGTATTAAGAATTATCCGTCTTTGGCACAGGGTGCAGAGCTTGACGACAGAGAAATCGAAATTCAGGTTTTCGATTATGATGTACAGAATATTGCTTAATTTTTATAAGGGGCGTTAAATACGTCCCTTTTTATTTTACACATTATATTAATTAAAAAGGAGAATGAAAAAATGGCATTTAACAAATTTTATACTAGAACAAAAAAGATTAACGGTAAGGAATATACAGCACAGTTCAACGGTCTTTCAGCTGCTTTAGACGCAATCGACGACAGTTATATTGATGGTGGTTCTAATATTTCGAGTGGCAAACTTACTAAGTATGTACTGGAAAATGTTATTGTGCAGCCTAGTGGACTTACAGCTGATGATTTTGACAGTATGGCAGAGCTTAACGAAGTTGTAAAATTCGGTCGCGATGTTATGCAGGGCAAGTTAAAAGACAGACCCAACGAAAACGAAAGCTCAACTAAGTAAAGAAGTTGACCAAAATTGGGCGTATTGGCGATTGGTACTTAGTGAATGTGGGTTCGATTATAATACAGTATTTCATCAGATGACGCCTGAGGAAGTTATTCGCGCTAACATAGCTTTAGATAAGCAAGCAAAAGCTATAAACAAGGGAGTTAAAAAAGGTAAGTAAGGGGGTGAAGGTATGGCAGTAATAGAAGAAGACGTAGTAAAAGTAAGTTGGGATGTAGACGATGACCCATTTTCGGAGATAATAAGTGGTCTAAAAGAGTTTAGGAATGACGTAGGTGGTGCTGTAGATGATGCAGAAGATGGACTAGACGAATTTAGACAAACAGCACAAGATGCAGCTGACGGCTTAGACGATATAGGCGATAGTGCTAACAGCGCAACGAGAGATGTAACAAGATTAACAGATGGTCTAAATGATGTAAGTCGCGCTCACATTACAGATGTTACAGGCGACTTAGACGGAGGCATACAGGAAACAGCTCAGGAAACTAAAGGATTGTTTAAGAAATTAAGACAATTGACGTCTATTAAAATGAATGGCTTAAATACGTCTTTTAGTGCTATTAGTAATAACGTAGCAAGATTTCGAACAAATGTTTCGACAGGATTTACAACGGCTAAAAAGCAAGTTGTAGGTTTCTTTGCTGCTTTTCGTGACGGCAAAAGCGATATAGAAAGTGTAGGAAGTTCGTTTGATACAATAAAAAGCAAGATTAAAGAAGGTTTAGCAGTCGCAGGAATTACAGTTGGTATAGGTGCTATTGCAAAAGGGATAAACAGTACAACGAGTGCAGTAAATACTTTTGCCGCTAAAACCGGCTTAGCAGCGGGCCAGACATCAATGTATGCCGATATGATTAAAAATCTTTATAAAGACAATATGGGCGAGAGTATGGATGATGTGGCCAATTCACTTGCAACGGTTGAACAGAATATGCACAATATGGCTGGTTTATCGCTAGATGATTTAGAGGGTGTAACGCATAGTGCATTATTGTTAAGAGATACTTTTGATTTTGATGTAAACGAAAGTACACGTTCGGCAGCTATGCTGATGAATCAGTTCGGAGTAACAGGTGACGAGGCATTTAATTTGATTGCGCAAGGAGCACAGCAAGGCTTAGATAAAAACGGCGATTTGTTAGACTCAATTAATGAATATGCTGTGCACTTCAAACAACTCGGGTTTAGTGCTGAGGATATGTTCAATATACTTTTAAATGGTGCACAAAGTGGTACGTTTAGTGTGGGTAAACTTGGCGATGCTATGAAAGAGTTTGGCATCCTAGCTATTGACGGCTCAGATACTACCAAGCAAGGCTTTGAAGCTATCGGTCTAAATGCAGACGAAATGGCCAAGAAGTTTAAGCAGGGCGGAGAAGTTGGAAAAGAAGCTTTTAATCAGGTAGTACAAGGCTTGCAGAATATGAAAGACCCTATTGCACAAAATACGGCAGGCGTAAATCTTTTTGGTACTATGTGGGAAGATTTGGGTGTTGAAGGTGTTTTGGCTCTAGGCAATGTAAATAATGAGATAGATATAACTGATGATGCACTACAAAGAATTAACGATATAAAATACGATGATGCAGGTAGTGCATTAGCGAGTTTAGGACGTACAATTAACGTAGAACTTGGCGATGCTGTAGGTGGTGCTGTAAATAAAGCTAAAATATACATAGAAGAATTTACAGCGGGCTTGCAAGGCAAAGGTAACGGTTCATTCTTTAGTGGTTTAGGAGAAGATGTTCTAAAACTTGGTGACGCTTTTGATTGGTGTACAACACACGCTAATATACTTGTGCCTATTATCGGTACTCTTATTGGTGCATTTGTAACGTTTAAAGGTGTTATGCTTGCTATAAACATAGTATCTGGAATATATAACGGCTTATTAGCTTTTAGTGCGGCACGTAGTGCTTTTAATGCAGGTGCGACTTTAGCACAAGCTGCAGCAACTACAACAGCGACAGGTGCACAAGTTGGTTTAAACGCAGCGTTATTGGCGTGTCATATGACTTGGGTAATAATAGTTATTGTTGCTTTAATTGCAGTAATAGCCGTACTGGTTACAAACTGGGATAAGGTAAAAGAGATTGCAACAAATGTTTGGAACACAATTAAAGAAAAGTGGGGACAGCTAAAAGAGTGGTTCAGCACTAATGTTGTAGAACCAATCAAGAATGTTTTTTCAACGATGTGGGACGGCGTAAAAGGTGCGTTTAGCGATGGTGTAAACTGGGTAGAAGGAGTTTTCAGTAGTGTTGCAAATGGCGTAAAGAATACGTTTACTGGAATTGTGGACAGCATAAAAGGCGTATTAAGCGGAGCTTCAAACTGGATAAAGTCAAATTTTAGAACGGTTATATTGTTTATACTCAATCCGTTTGCAGGTCTGTTTAGTTATTTATACGACCACTGTGAAGGCTTTAGAAATACAGTAGACAGTGTACTTACGGCAGTAAAGGGCTTTTTTATTAATACGTTTACAAGTATTGCTAACTTTTTTATCTCAATTTGGAATGTTTTAAAAGCACCAATTATAGCAATATGGAATCTTATAACAACAATTGTTAGCGTTATTGCAAGTATTATATATACTATAGTACTAGGAATTGTAATAAATATAATACGTTTTGATAAAATGATATTAGATGCAATTATATCTGTAGCAACAACTATATGGAGTTTCATTGTTGGTATAGCAACAGCTATATGGACTGCTATCGTTTCCGCTGCTACAGGTATATGGAATGGTATTGTTTCTGCCTTCACAGGTATATACAATACGGTTTATACGGTAGTTAATAATATTTGTTGGAATGTTATAGTACCAATCTTTAATAGTATTCGTAATTTTGCCATATCTATTTTTGTAGCGATATATACTAAAATAGTTGAAGTTTGGAATATTATTAAAAATTATATTACACAAGTAGCAAGCGCTATTTGGAGTGTAATTAGTTACAAGTTTCAGCTTATTTGGATTACTGTTACAACAGCAATGAATAACATAAAAAATACATTGTCTAATGCTTGGAATAGTATAAAAACAACTGTTTCAAGTGCATGGAGCTCGGTAAAAAGTACAGTAAGCGGAGTTTTAAGTGGAATTGTAGGTTCAATTAAAAATAAATTTAACGAGGGCTTAAACTTCTTAAAAAATTTAAAAAATCGCTTATTACAGATTGGTAAAGATATTATGCAAGGACTGTTAGATGGTATAACAAGTAAAATTAATGCAATAACAGATAAAATCCGAAATTTGGGCAATAGCATAACAGGCGGGTTGAAAAATATGTTTAAAATCGGTTCGCCATCCCGCGTAATGCGTAAGCTCGGTGGTTGGGTTACAGAAGGTTTTAACCTCGGTTTAGGTGATGAACTAGGTGAAACACAAAAGATAGCAAGCGGAATGAACACGATTGTTACAGAACCGATAGACGATAGAGATAATAAAAAGCCAAAGGCACAACCGTCATCTGACGGAACAAGTAGCTGGACTCCTGATAATAGCTATCCAACTAATAATTACTCACGTAACGAAAATAATACTTATGCACCGCAATTTAACTTAACCGTAAATGGCTCTAATATGAGTAATAGAGAGCTTGAAAGACAAGTTAGAACGTGGATACGAGAAGAAACACAAAATGCGTATAGCAGTATAAGCAGACGTAAACCAAGAATGACGGAGGTATAAAAATGGCGAGCTTAAATGGAATATATATATTTGTTAAAGATGAACAACTTAAACGAAGTGTAGACGTAACAAGTCACGCCGTAGAAAGCGGAATAGAGCTTACGGACCACGTCAAAGCACAAGCACGTACATTGTCTATAAGTGGTGAAATTGTAGGGACATCTAGTGCTGCTAATCAACAGAAAATTAAAGATATGATGAATAACGGTACACTAATAAATTATAGTGGCCGTAACATTATGAAAAATGCGCAGATAACAAGTTTTAATACAAGCCATCCCAATACTATTTGGGGTGGCTGTAGTTTTGATTTGGAACTTAAAGAAGTTCGTATAGCCAAGAGTAGCTATACTCCTGCAACTAAAGAGGCGGCAAAAGAACAAACGAAAACAGCTACAAAGCAGCAAAGTGGCACCCAGCAGGTTCAGAAAACTGCAACAGGAACACTTACACCAGTTTATCATACTGTTAAAGCAGGAGATAGCGTTTATAAGTTAGTTGCAGCGGCTAATGCACCATACAAAAGTTATGGTAGTACGGTAAAAATGATTATAGACAATAACCCTGATTGTTTTAGTAAAAAAGGGGATGCAACAACGCTTAAAGTTGGGTCAAAATTGCTGATTGGATATGACTATGATGAAACAAAAGAAAATACCGAAGACGGCAAAAAAGAAACTGAAAAAAGTGGAAACACAGTAACTGCACAAGATAATACAAAAACTAGCCAACACACAACAAAGATTTAAGGGGAAATTAAATGAAAGATAGAATAATTATAAACAAAAATTTAATTCCTTATACGTTTGAAATATTGTTAGGAGATATTTGGTATGAGATTGAAGTGAATTATAATGAAACAGCAGATTTATTTACTTTAGCTTTGTACAAAGATGGAAAAACAATAAGCGCTGGTGAACCAATCATATATGGTAAGCCACTTTTTAGCGATATTTATAGTACAGATTTTCCACCACTTGTAATTGTGGCAGTAGATGAGTCAGGCAATGATAATTGTGTGACGTGGGAAAATTTTAATGAAACCGTTTACTTATGTGTATACAATGACGGTGATGATTTAGTACACTTTTGTGACGATAAATACCGTGGTAGCGTATATATCCCTCAAGCAAGTCTTACAACGCATCCAGTTACAATAGAAGCTGTAACAACAGAACAGCTCACAGAAATGGAAGCAGCTATTATAGCAGTGGGTGGTATGGTTACAAAAAGTAAAGATGTTGCAACATTTTCTGAACTTTTGACAGGCATTAAAAACATACCAACAACAGAAGGAGATTAAAAATGTCAGATACTAAAAATATATCTCAAAGCATTATACAACAGCCTAACAATGTAGATAAAAATGTATCGCGTTTAGCTAAAGCGATTGAAATGGCTGTGACTGATGAAGGGCAAACCCCTAACGGATTATTTAAGCAGGTTGTAAAAATAGCTATTGGAGATAGCGTAAAGCTAGACGGCGAAACTTTAGATTTTGAATTTAGCGTGCCATTCGATTGTGATGTAGAGCCAAATGAAGCCGAAGTAATTATATACAATTTATCTAAAACAACAATAGCACAAATTAAGCGTAATTCTAAAATTACGATTGAGGCAGGCTATAAAAATGATACAGGTATTATATTCACTGGGTATATAAGCAAAGTAAGCACAAAAAAAGACGGAGTAGAAAAAAAAACAACTATATACGCATTAGACGACCAAAGTCTTACAGATAGGGAATTACAAGAGAAAAGTTATGCTGCTAATGTTAAAAGTTCTTATATTCTTAAAGATATATTAGCAACAACTAAGTTGCCGTTTGCAATTTTTAGTCCTGCTGCAGATTATGTTAATAAAGATGCTGTAAAGGTCGACGGTTCAGTAATAGAAGCTGTTAAGAAGTATGCAGAAGATTGCCAAAGTGCAGCATATGTGCAAAAAGGAAAATTATATGTATTAGATATACGCAAGGCATCTAAGGATATAAATTTTACTGTTTGTGTTGAAACGGGAATGATAAGTAGTCCTGAAGAATTTACTGAAGAAGCTAATACATCGGATAAAGATAAAAAAACTCAAACAATTAAAGGCTATAAAGTAGAAATGCTGTTACAGCATCGTATACAAAGTGGTGTTAAAGTAAGAATAGAAAGTACAGACGTAAGTGGAGTATACAGTGTTAGAAGTGGAGAGCATAAATACACAGGCACAGAACTTACAACGTCTATAGAGTGTATAGCATAAAAGGAGGAAACAGTATGGCTACAGACTTAAATGCTTTAGATGATTTTGTAGAAGAAAAGCTATTGCATTTACATACAGCGTTTTTAGGTAAAGTTATAAGTGCAAATACAAATAGTGGTACATTTGATGTGCAGCCACTTACGTTGACTAAACAATACGGTAAAGATGCGAAGAAACAGGCAATTATAAGTGGTATTCTTTGCTTAGACGATGTGTACGACAAGGTATCGTCAGGTAGCACAGTATTATGTATCGTTTGTGAACGCGATATAACAGAAGCTAAAAACGGTAACAGTGCATTGCCTGCAAACGGTCATCACCTGATGAAAGACAGCGTTATTATTGGCACTATAGGAGGGGGAGACCCATTTGGTGACAGTGCTTTAATTGGTGAAAATAATGCAGAAATAAGTGGTAGTAGCGGTACAATGGGTGCTAAGGCTAAAAAAGCTATTGAATGGGCTATGGCGCAGGTTGGTAAACGCGGATTTAACAGTACAAGAAATGGGTATTGTATTTCAACAAATTGGTGTGCCCGCTTTGTATCGACTGCATACGCAAATGGTGGCAGTGGGTATCAAGGTGGAAATGCAATTGATTTTCCACACAGCAACAAGATAGCAAAGAAAAACGGGAAAATTGATTGCAGTAACATTCCCGCGGGTGCTTGTATTGTGTCTAAAGGCTATCCTGTAGGAGGTAAATATTATGGACATGTTGCAATATATGCAGGTAAAGGTTATGTGGTAGAAGCCGGTGGTGCGGTGATACGTTACACTCCTATAGGACAGTCAATTGGCTCACGTTGTGGTTTCCTAGGTTGGGGTGTACCGTCAGGAGGCTTATAGTATGAATAGGAGTGGTTACTATTAAGGGTTTTAAACTAAACGAAGACGGTGACGTCGTAATAAATAATGGATTGGTTGATATAGTAGACGGTAATGAGTTGCTAAGGCAGACGGTTGAAACAGTTTTAGGAACAAATAACGGCGAGTGGAGATTAAACCCTGATGAGGGAATTAACTTTGACTATATAATTACTAAAAATCCCGATTTTGATGTTATTCGCTCTGAAATTATAGGTGGGCTATTGCAGGTTGATAGCTCTTTTGTTTTAGATGATTACAGCTATAATTTTGACAAAAACAAAAGAACTTTGAACATTACATTTAAAGCAACATCGAAAACGGGAACAATAAGTGGCGATTATAGTTATATATAAGGTGGTGTAATGATGGCAGTATTAAGCAATATAGGTTTTAAACGCCCAACATATGCAGAAATATTAGATGCTCAAATAGCAAGAGCAAAAACATTGTTTGGTGATGACATAGAAACAAGTGAACTGACTATACTGGGCAAGTATATTCGTTTAAATGTGTACGATATAGCAAAACTTTATGAAGAATTGGAAAATGTATACTACGCACGTTTTCCGATGACAGCAACAGGTGAAAGTCTTGACCGTTTATGTGTGTTCGCAGGAATTACTAGAAACCCTGCGACGGCATCGCAGCATATTTTAAAGATAACAGGCGAAGCAGGTGCGACAATAGATGCAGGGGACTTAATTGTTGGTACAGATGATAATATTACATTTTATTTAGCAAATGATTTAATGTTAGAATCAAAGACAGACGATGACGGTGTAGAGTATGGTGAAGGCGATGGGTTGTTTATTTGCACAGAAGCAGGAACTATCGGTAATGTTGGCATTGGAACTATAAATAAAATTATGCAACCTAATCTATATGTTAAAGAGATAGAACATATAAGCATAAAAGAGTTGGGAACAGAGATAGAAACAGACGTAGCATTACGCGCACGTTTTGTCTTAACCGTTGGTGGTATTGGTAGTGGAACGATAGATAGTCTTTATAGCGCTTTATGGCGTGTGGCAGGTGTAACAGGTGTATACATTGTCGAAAACGATACAGATGCAACAGTAAGCAACAGACCAGCAAAATCTGTTGAATGTTACATACTGGGTGGTACAGATAACGATATAGCGAATGCGATATTTAGCAAAATGCCTGTTGGAATTGCAACAGTAAGTACGGCTGATAGTACATATAAAAGAGTTGTAGAGGTTACAGATACAGGTGGTACAGTACATAATATCAACTTTTCAAGAACAAAAGAAAAAATGATATATATAAAAATTAGTGTTGCTATAAATACACATTTTGAAGAATCAGGCGTAGATGATATAAAAAATAGTATTATTACACACTTAGCAAACTTAACGAACGGTGATGACGTTATATACAGTAGTCTTTACAGTGATGTACACAGCGTTGCAGGCGTTGTATCTAGTGTTATAACGTTATCAGAAGATGGTAAATCATACAGCGCTGCTGATATTGTTTGTAAAGGTAGTGAAGTAGCAAGAACAAACGTTAATTGTATTGATATTGAGGTGGCTAATTATGCTGACAGTTAACAAAAAAACTCTTAAATTACCTGACGCTTTCAATAAAGAGCCTAACAGTAATAATAATAAAATTTTATCGTTGGATGATGCGTTACAGACAGATGTACACAATGATATAGTAGCTATTTATAACAGCTTAGATATATACAAAGCAATTGGTAAAACACTAGATTATTATGGGGAAATGGTTGGGCAGCAACGAGGAAGTTTAACAGATGACCAGTATAGAATTATGATACTTGTTAAGATAGCTCGTAATGCCGCTAGTACTGACTATAATTCTATAATTAATATTTTATCTATGATATTGGAATGTAAAACAAGCGATATAAGTCTTGTTAATACTAATAAGCCGGCTACAGTTAAAATACAGCGTATTCCGCTTAATGTGCTTATATCCGTAGGGTTTACAGCTATGCAAACAGCAGAAATGCTTAATTTGTTGTTACCTGTGACAGTTACTTTAGAAGGTGCAGCATTTGAGGGTACTTTTGAGTTTGGCGCAAGTAATAATGAATACGACGAAAACAAAGGTTTTGGTGATGTAGAACAGACAATAGGTGGCTACTTAGGTTTGTTAATAGAAGATGGTAACGCTGTTTTACCAAAATAATGAGGAGGATAAAAATGGCAACAAAATTTAATCACAGTCCATTAAGTTGGGCGGCGCAGGGTATAAAACCACCTGCAGAACTTGCAAGTGCTGGGTGGGAAAGTGGATATAAACCACCTGCAGAGTATTTTAATTATAAGTGGAATAATGATTATAACTGTATAAATGAATTGCAAAATGTTTTAAAAACACACGCAGACAACCAAAGCAACCCACACGGCATCACAAAAGCACAAGTGGGGCTTGGCAATGTAGATAATACAGCAGACAAGGATAAGCCGGCATCGACAGCAGTACAAGCAGCGTTAAACGGAAAAGCAAGCACAAATCATACTCATGCTTTAGATAGTACATCTGTTACAGGTCCTTTACCTCTTAGCAAACTGTCAAAAGGCACAGACGGTTATATTTTGACAGGCAAAGGTACAAGCAATGCTCCTGTTTGGGCGGCTCCTGCTATTAAAAGTTTAGCGGGTGAAAGTGTAAGCACATCAAAAGATACAACCGTAACAGCAGGAACAGGGGCTACCATAGTAAATGATTTTAGAACGCGCTCATATAGCACATTAGGAAACCCCAATTCAGGAAATATAGCAAGTGGTAATTTTTCATTTGCGGCGGGTTTAGCTTCGACTGCGAGTGGCGATTGTTCATTTACAGCCGGGGTAAATTCAACTGCGAGTGGTTATTATTCATTTGCAGTTGGAAATAACGCAAAGGCAGAAAGAAGAAGTAGTATTGCTTTAGGAGAATATACAACTGCAAGCGGTAATTATTCATTTGCAGCAGGGAGCGGTGTAAAAGCAGAAGGTGAGTGCAGCGCTGCATTAGGAATGCATACTATTGCGAAAGGTTATCAATTTGCTATTGGAAAATGTAACGTAGAAAGTGACGGACCAACTGCTATAGGTGATAGTACAGGCGATGTATTTATTGTTGGAATAGGAACTGGAATTAACGCAAGAAGTAACGCACTTAGAGTATCGTATGATGGCAACTGTTATGGTAAAAATTCTTTCAGAGCCAGTGGTGCAGATTTCGCCGAATATTTTGAATGGGCGGATGGTAACGGAAATAATGAGGATAGACGAGGTTTATTCGTTGCACTAGACGGTGAAAAAATAAGGGTTGCTACTTCCAACGATGATGTAATAGGCGTTGTTAGTGCGACTCCTACTATTACCGGTGACACTCAGAGCGAGGTTTGGAAAAATATGTATAAGTGTGATGTTTTTGGTCAGCAATTAACTGAAACGGTAGAAGTTGCAGAAACTACAGATGAAAATGGTAATATTGTTCCTGCACATACAGAAGTACATTTTATTCTCAATCCTGACTATGACAGTAAGCGAAAATATGTGAGTCGTGACCTTAGAGCAGAGTGGTCGGCTGTTGGTCTAGTTGGTAAACTTGTTGCTGTTGATGATGGAACTTGTGAAGTGAACGGCTATTGTATTGCTAACAATGAAGGTAAAGCAACAAAGAGTAACAATGGATACAGAGTATTAGCAAGACTTGATAATAATCATATTAAAATTTTAGTAAGATAAAAAGGAGTGATTAAAATGGAAAAGATTTTTAACGTTACATCAATTATCGTGGGAGTGTTCGGTGGAGCACTCTCTTTTGTTTTTGGAGGTTTAGACGTGCTTATTTATGCACTTTTAGGATTAACAATTATTGATTTTATAACTGGACTTATAAAAGCCGTTTACACAAAAACTCTTTCAAGTGAAATATGTTTTAAGGGATTATTAAAGAAAATTACAATTTATTTGGTAGTTGCAACAGCAGTTATTGTAAACAATGTAATTGGTGGCAATATTCCACTACGAGAAGTAGTCATTACTTTTTTTATATGTAATGAGGGCTTGAGTTTATTGGAAAATGTTGCTGTTATGACACCAGTACCAGAACAGTTAAAAAATGTATTATTACAGCTTAGAGATAATAAAAACAAGGAGTGATGCAAGATGAACATAACAAATGATTACTTACCAATTGGCAAATATCATAGACCTGGCACAAAAATTAAGCCAACAAAAATAGCAGTACACTATGTAGGCAATGCCGGCAGTTCAGCCAAAGGCAACCGAAATTATTTTGCAAATTGTTCTAATTATGTAAGTTCGCATTACATAATCGGCTTAAATGGTGAAATACTTAGACTTATCCCCGAAAACGAAATAAGCTATTGTACGAACCAGGCTAACAGCTATACTATCTCAATCGAGTGCTGTCACCCAGACAGAACTGGAAAATTTAATGATAAAACATTAGAGACATTGATTGAATTGTGTGCAGATATTTGTAAGCGATACGGCTTTAACCCACTTACGGATATTGTTAGACATTATGATGTTACAAAAAAGGCTTGCCCGTTATGGTGGGCGCCTAACGGTCCTAACAAGAGTGCAAATGCTGATTTTATTGCATTTAAAAACAGCGTTAAAAATAAAATTTTAGAGGAGGAACAGATTATGAAACAAAATATAAAAATCAACGGAAAAATTAAGACTGTAGATGCTATAAATAAAGACGGCTATACCTACATTAAAATTAGGGGCTTGTCTGATATTCTGAATATCGGTTACGACAAGGAGACTAAGTTGATTAGTGTAAGTGTAAAATAAAAAAATGTAGTTGATTTAAAGGGCAGCTTCATTTTTTGCAATTAAAAGAGGCAACTACACAAATAAATTTGCTAAATTGCCTCTTTTAAATATAAATATTAGTTTTCCTTTCGTTTTAATTTACAAACATTTAACATAGGTAATGTGATGGTTCCCCCTGAGCACATAAGACTAGTTACGCTAGAGATAAAAGCCCTAGTATTTGAGTATAAAACTGCACAGCCGTTTTGAGATAACATCTCGTCCATAATTTCCCTTTTAACTTCATTAGTTTCATCTTCTGAAAAAGAAAATCTAAACAAAGCTGTTGAAGTTAAGTCAAGTTGTATAATTTTATCTTCTTTATCATTTATAGATAAGTTTATAAATAAGTTTACAGTACCAATTCCTTTTTCTTCATAAATGTTATCGACACTGTATGTAACATTTAAATTTTTCTGTTTGTCTTTTAATGTATCAATTAAAAATTCTTTATTTTTTAAATTAAAATCTTGAACAAATATATCCATTATTTGCATGTTGGCTAAAGCGTGATCTATTGCCAAAATTAAGCAACTCCTTTCAGTATATTAAATTTATTATAAAAACCTTCATTGTAACCATCTATAGTCCAATTATTAAGTTTTTCATTAGGTGATGACATACTAATCTTTAAATCTAAGCCGAGTTTATCACAAATGTTGGCTAAACTTTCTATAGAAAAGTTGTAATTATCCCCTTCCCATTTTGAAACCATACTTTGAGATACACCCATATATTCAGCAAATTTTTTTTGAGTGTATTTTAATTTGAGCCTCTCTTCTACAATTTTTAATGATATGTCGGACAATACATTAGCACTAATAATATCTGCTCCTGTTAAATACTCAGATAATGGTGCCAAATCTCTTCCTAAATTTTTATCATATTTCATAATTATATCTCCTTTAATCTTTTTTTGGCAATTTTAACAACGTTGCTGTAATCTGTCTTGTTTTTGCCACTTTTTTCAAAAAAGGCATGAAGCAACATAATTCTCCCATTTTTATTAAACGTATATATTATTCTCAAATTTATATTTTCTATACGCATAGCAAAACGCCAAAAATTAGGAGCTTCTTTTAACTTTTTATAACTGCTACCTAATGTAACGGCTTCAGTATTATATTTTCTTAAAATTTTAATTCT